ATTTTGTCGTTCTATTATTTTCATTTATATTATTATTATTTATTTTTTTTACTATTTTATTTGCTAAATGTTCATTCGTTGCTATTCTTGCTAATAATGCTTCTTCACTATCTATTGATTTATTCATAACAGTTAATGTAGAACTAGGATTAAAAATAAATTCTGCTAATAAAATAAAAGTATAAGGCAGACCATTAAAATCAACGGTATTATCCCGACTATCAGTAATTTTGATTTCTATTCTTTTTATAGAACTTTGACTAATTTTATGTTTAAATGGTTCAGAACCTTCATCATAATATAAAATATTATATGGTTGTAAATCAATAGGAACAACTAATAATTCACCACTACCCGTATCATTAGCAGTAGTCGCTACATTTGAACCAATTAAATTACTTTTAATATGTAAACCGTCTAATCCGTCAGCCATATCAATTACTTTTTGACTTGTAGCAGAACTACTTGTTGTAAAAATAATATCTGTATTGTTAAACCCTAACATTCTATTACAAGAATTAGATACATTTGTTCCACTTGAAAATAATAAAGTAGCAGATTGTGGGTCTGTTCCACTTGCTATTAAAAAAGATACTTTACCGACAACACTATCAAAAGTAATTGTATATTTAAAACTAAAAGTAGTATTTGCTTCTAATAATTCTTTAATTTTTGATAATAATTCTGTAATATTATAATTTCCGTCAGGTATAGTAATAGTATAGGTATTAGTAGAACTATCTGTTTTAGTTTCTGTAATATCTAATTTATTGTTTTTTTGATTAGAACTCAAAGTATAAAAACTGAACGGAATAAAAGCTTTTTTTAAATGTAAAACTATATTCTCGTCTTTTCTTGCTACGACCTCACTTTGTAATTCATAAAATTTATGTCCGTCTAAAGAACTCACTAAAGTTCCGTTTTTAGAATTCAAAACAATTTCTATAGGAAGTCTTGGAACATAATTATCTTTATTATTCATATATGTATATTAGATTTTTTAATTTTTAAAATTGTTCCATAATATCACTTTGTATTCTTGTCTGTAAATCAGACATAGGAACTTGGGGCATATCAGGAACGTCTTGTTGTAATTCTTGTGTTGGATCTTCCCTAATTAATGTATCAAAAGGTTCTTGTAATTGTTCTTCTAACATATCTGCTTGAATTTTATCAGAAGCTTTTTGTGCGGCTTTTCTTTTACTTGGTGTAAAATCTTCACCTAATAATTCATCAGTTTCTTCTTGTAATGCTTGGCTTTCTGATTTTCTTGGTGTTTTTGTTGGTGTTTCACTTTCACCTGATAATCTATTTTGTCTTCGTTCTTCTAATGTTTGTCTTCTTAAGGATTGTCTTGCTTGTCTATCAATAGTTCTTTGTCTTATTGGAGGTCTTTGTTGTCTAACATCAATACCTCTTTGATTTTGTATGTTTTCAACATTTTCTAAATTTTGTTGTGCTTGTGCGATTTCATTCAAAGTATTTTGTGCTGCTTGTTGAAGTTGATTGCCTACTGCTTGACCTAATCCAGCTTCTACTAAATTTCTACCACGATTTAATATATTTTCACCTTGTAATCTATCTAATTGTCTTTGATTTCTTAAAATAGCCATTCTATTTAATAAAACAGCGCCACTACCTAGTGTAGCTAAACCAGCAATTGCTAAATTTTGAGGTGAAGCTTCAGGTATAACAGAATTAACAATATTACTTAATGTTGGACTTGGTGTCGGCACAGGTGTAGGTGGTGGTTGTTGGGGTGGTGGATCAGGACTATTATTTGGTGGTGGTTGTGGTGAATTATTACTACTTGGTGTAGGTGTAGGTGGTGGTTGAGGTCCTCTTTGTCTAACAGTAGCAATAATAGTTTCTTGTAAAGGATTTTGTCCTGACGGTCTATTAGAATTAATAAAGTTTCTAAAATAAGTTAATTTAGATTTTAAAGTTTTATAAGCATTTGAGATTTCCGTTCTACTTGGTATATATTCATTAGCAGTATTAGCAAATTGTTTAGTTTCAGCATATAATTCAAATAAATCTGTTGCATCTAATTCACCATTATTATATTTCATTAAAACTTCTTCATATTTTTTTTTCATATTTTTAAAATCTTTGATTGGTTTAGCAAATTCCTTTTTAGTTTCAGTTTCTAATCTTTCTTTAACTTGTTTTGCTGCTACTTGTGGATTAAATATTGGTAATGGAGGAACATTTTGTCTTAATCTTGCTGCTATATTTTCTAATGCTTGACCGCCTATAGTTCTTTGTTCTAATTTTGATTTAACTTTTTTTGCTAATTTTTTAAATTCTTTTTTAGGCATTTCTTTTTGTTTTTTTTTAATACTTTTTTGATTTTCTTTTTATCAACTTTTTTTTTATCAACTTTCTTTTTTTTTTGTTTAGTCGTTTTCTTTTCTTTTTTCTCAACCATGTATTATATAATTATAAAATATATTTTATTATAAATTTAAAATAATTGTTTGATAGATACACCTAATTTACCACTTTGTTTTAATGCTGATTTTGCCTGTTTTAATCTTGCTGCTTTTGATAAACCTTTTTTGACGAAAGGTTGTTTAGGAATATCTTTGATTGGTTTAAATCCAGCCATAGTAGCAGGATTAAAAGCACCTTTAGTAATTCCTTTAGCACCTGATTTAGCAACTGATTTAGAACTTTTTATTACACGAGGTATAACGGCATCATAAGCAACACCTTTAATAGTTTGTTTTAATCCTGCCTTACCAGTTTTTTTAATTGCTGAAGTTCCAAGTCTTTTTCCTACTTGTTTAGTAGTAGATTTTAAACCTCCTTCTGCTACACCTTTCGCTACAGATTTTTCGGCACTTGAACCTAAACTCATAGGAATTAATCCTAATGGTGCTAAACTTGTATTTATGACTGTATCCATATCACCTTGTCTTAATTTTTTTTGTAATTTAGGATCACCAGCTAATTCTTCAAAATAACCAATAGAAGATATTGGTGCGGTAATTATACCTGTTGCTAATTGTATAGGTGATAGAAAACTAGCACCGCCCATTTTCTTACCGATTGGGTCATTCTTCGCTATAAACTTTTCGGGTTCTTGTAATGCCCTCCCCGTCATAGCAAAACCCTTTTGAAAATCCCTACCAAAGTTCTTATTAAATCCAGCTTTGTTTAATTTCTTTTCTGCTTTTTTAGTTTCTTTTTTAATTGATTTTCCAATACTTTTAAATCCTCTATTAATTTTACCAAATATTCCCATTATATTTATTATATATAAAAAATAATTTAATTAAAAGTATTTCAAAATATAAATCATGATCTGTATGTAAAAAATAATATAAAAAAAATATGTAAATATGTAAGATTATGTAAAAATACTTACTTAAATACATAAAAATCTAGAAAAATGCCTAATTTAAGAATAAAAAATATTTTTTATTACTAATCCAGTCATATTTAGATTTATTTTACCTATTTATATAAAAAAAAATATGAAATCTTATGTATTTAAGTAAGTTTCGTTATTTATTTCTTACTTAACCTAATAAAACAGAAGCACCCATACCTGCTGGTGTCTGTGGTAATAACATTTTTAATCCTCGTTTTAAAAGTGGAGTTTGTTTTTTTAATCCTTTAATATCTTTTGGTGGTGATAATTTTTTTATACCTTTTTTAATACTTCTCAAAATATTCATTATATATATATTATAATATATTTATTTTTTTTTACTTTTCTCAATTAAAACACCAGTTGCTACAGCACCACCACCGGCGGTTAATCCCGCTAAAGCTTTTCCTACTATATCTATACTTTTATCTATTGCTATATTTTCTGCCCCACCTTGAACTAAATTTCTTGCTAATCCAGCACCAACTTTAATATTTCTTGCGAAATACTCACCCCACTTTTCTTTAGCCCTCGCATTTTTTAAAATATCTTTTAATACTTTTGCTTTTCTTTTATCTGCTAAATTTTTTGCTAATTTTTTTGCTAATCTTTCAGCTGCGTCTTTATTTAAAGCACCTTTAGAAGCCTTTGCTAAATCCTGTGAAACTTTATTTAACATAACCCTTGCTGTATTACTTGTTCCAAATCCTTTTGGTAATGCTTTACCAATTGCGACTGCTTCACGAATAGCAGTTGGTAATGCCTTTGTTTGGGCTGAACCTGATTTAATACCACGAACAATTTTTGGTAATTGGCTTTTTAAACCTTTTACTGCTTTTCCACCACCACCTTTTATGCCTTTAACAGCACTTTTAACAACTTGTTTTATAGCACCACCTTTTACAATACTTTTTCCTATATTAGAAATAAAACTCATATATTATTATTACATAAAAAAAAATTTATATTAATTTACTTTTTGATTATATTAATTCTAAATCTATCTTCTATATCTTTTATACTTTTGTTTAAAGTATTTTTATTCCAAAGTAAATGCTTACTCCAAAATCCAGCTGTGTTAATTCCTGACTTATTCCAATTTTCCCTTTTTTTATGTCGTGCTAAATATAATTTTTTCCTATTAGGGTTTTTATTTATTGTGAAATCTGAATATCTAGTATCACCAAAATTTATAGTTTTTCCATTTGAAATTTTAAATTTTTTATTTTTAATTTTTGATTTTTCTAAAGTATATGTTTTCATATATTATTTAAAATATATAATTTATTGAAATCTTCTTTTGTATTGATAATTAGGCATTAAAGTAATTTCACCATTTTTAGCTTTTCCTAAATCTGTGTTAGGTTGAGTTATATAGTTTTTATAACTACCTAATGCCGTTGTATTTCTACTCTGTAAGTCTAATGCTGAAGGTCTAATATTGTCTGCGTCTAATCCACTATTCATATATATATATTATAAATATATTTTTTTTTAATTAATTAATCTATCGCACAGAATACATACGACCATCCATAGTGAAATGGAGGGACATATCAATTGAAGTAATAAAATCTACACGATAAGGACCTGATAGTGAAGTATCTATTTTTGGACGGAAAGACATTTGACCTACGGTGGAAAGGTTTGCCCCCGAGTAGGTAGAAGGGTTAGTAGCACTATTAAAATCTTCTAACACTAAACCAGCAACGAATTTTTGGTCTGTTCCCTGTGTATTAGAATAGAAAAGTGTTCTGGCAGTTCCTTTGGTAATTAGTGTATTATGATTAAGATTTCCAATTTGACCGAAACAATCAAGTAAATTCGCATATCCCTGTGCATAGTTAGCATCGCTTAACTGGATTGGTTGGGTAGGATACATTTTTCCCGAAATTTCAAAGGAATATTCCCCGATCGCTGCTGAAGAACGACAACCTAAAGAAAATTTATCTTTATTAGCAACATTAGCTTCTAATCTCATAACAGCAAGAATATATTTAGCACTTCTTGGATTAACAGAAAATGGAACTGTCTGCTGACCTGATACACCTGAATTTAATGCAGCCTGATTATGAAGGAAACTTTCAGTTATATAATTTACACCTACTTCACCAGCAGAAGCCATTGTAGCTTCAAAATTAGCGTTGAAAGCAGAATTAAATCTTATCTGTTTAGCTCTAATTTGAACTTCACTTACAGCATAAGCTGCGTTAGTATTAGCAACGGTATTAATTTTTAAAGCAGTAGCTGCGTCTTCTAACTCAATAAGAATTGCTGGTGCTTGACCTATTAAATATCCTAAAGGTAGGAGGTATTGACCGCTGGTAAATCCAGTCATAAGTCTATCAACTAATACTAAAGAAGCACCGTTATCTTCACTTGTCCCATTAGCACCTGCTACTTCACTTGCTCCATCTGGATCACCATCAGCAGATCCTCCAGCTAAAATCTGTTCTACTCCTTGTTTATGATTTGTTCCCATAGTATAATCGTCAATTATATTAGAAATTAAATTATAGTTATTGATATATTCTACCTGTTCGCCTTGAGAATTTAAAATTGTGATAGATTTGATTAGATTAGAAAGCTGAGTTTTAACAGCACTTTCACTTGTGGAAGCACTAGTGCCGTCAAAAGAACGATTAGTGAATTTTAAAGATAAAACACTATCACTCCAATCAATCCATGATTTATCAGCAACTGGTAAATTAATTCTTACAAATTTATTAGAGGAAGGGTTATAACTTGTTAATTCCGATCGGAAAATAACTAATTCACTTTCGGCAGCTGTCGCCTCTACAGCAGATGAAGAAAACTTCACTTGTTCTGGGTTCATTTTAATAATATGTATAATATTTTAATTTTGAATTATTAACAATTAAAATTTAATTAAAGATTATTAACTGGTCTAGCAACAACTTCATTCATTTCACTTTCATTAGGAACTTTTCTATGTATTTTTATACAATCACTAATTTCTATGTCGCTACACCTTGACCTTTGAATTATAGTCATACCACTTAATATCAAATTTCCTATTATTAAAATTGTATTAACATCCATATTTTATTATAATATTTTTTTATCCACAGTAATAAATACAACCAATTAATTTTTTTTCATTACTATCTTTAAAATTATAATCTTGTGTAGCTTTTCCAATTGTATAACTTCTTATTATATCGTCGTCTTGTCGCATAGCAATTCCAGCAACATCACTACTACATAATAAATCACCATTTTCTATATTACCATTTTGATTACAAACCTTAATGCCTCCTTCCCCTAATCCGTTTATAAAAAGTCTATTATCTGTTCTTTTACCTAAATCACTTGCGAAAACCCCTACTTGAAAAATTCTATTATTTCCGTCTTCTTTTGCGGATATAACACCATATACTTTTTTACTTTTAGCACTTGTAGTTAATTTTACTATAGGTTGTGCCTCATTAATAGTTGCCTCATTTTTAATTATTTGATTTTGTCTTTTATCTTTTATAGTTTCTTTTTTAATATATCCTTTTGTAGTTGTATTAGTTTCAGGGTCAAAATTATCATTAATGGTTGTAATTAATTCAAAATCTTCTTCATATTCTTCTGTAAATATACTATTGTATTCACCTGTGCTTTCTACTACATATCCTATATAATCATTAACATTCTCATATAATTCTTCTTCTTTGGGAATACACCTATGCTGTCCTGTAAAGTTCATTTGTCCGCTATTTACTGCCTGATTAATATATCCTTTGATTTGTGTTATATTAGTTAAATCACCACTATTAAATTTAAAGTGTAAATCACCTGTTCCACCTATATCAACTTTCCAACCTTTTCCCCCACTTGTAAGGAATGGATCTTGACCTATTATAAAATATACCCCATAACTTCCCGATGCCTGAATATCTGTAAAATATACATTTTGTGTTGTTCTTAATGCCTGTCCGTTAATAACCGTTTGTTTTCCTGTATTTGCTGTATTGTTAATTCCTGTATTAAAAAATAATGCCCCATTGCTATCAACAAAAACATAAGAAGCCTTTAATGTCCCGCTATTAGTCCCATTATCAATAACAAGTTCAATTACTGGTGAAGTAGAATTTACCACACTATGTAATCTCATTCGTGCATCTTGGTAAAAATCACTACTTCCACTATCGTCAGCATTATTTCTTATAGTTAATGCTGTTTGAAAATCATAACTAGCAAAATTAAAAGCACCCCTTCCAATTTGTATATGCCTTCTATCACTTGCGTCGCATACTAAAAATTCTGTTCCACTACATTTTAATATAAAATCCTTATTTGTGCCTGTATCAATAAAAGTTTGATTAGTTGTTGGACTATCTAATATTATAGGGTTCATAGTATATGTATCAACAGCGTCTATAATAAACTTATTTACTTTGCTTGTTATATCTGTTGGTATAGTTGTAATACAAAATGAAATATTAGCACTTGAACCCGTAGCATTCATAAACATACTTCCTATTGTTCCTGTTCCTGCTCGATCAGGCGTGCCGCCATTGTTTTTTGTTATGCTTGATCCTGAATATCCTATAGTCCCAGTGAGTTCAGCTGAAGCCCCCGCAATAAAACCAATTCTGTTTAAACTTCCAGTAAAATTTTGACCTACCGAATATAAATTAATATCCTTATCAGTTTGTATATTACAATCAGTCCATACACTACTCATACTATTTGTTAATACCGAACTATTACCTAATCTTAAAAGTGTTCCTGTATTTAATGTTAAATTAGAAGAATTAAATTGTCCTAAAACAGTTGCCCCAACTTGAAATGCTATTGTTGTGCCTATATTGTTAATAAAAGCACCTTTAATATCTGTATTCTGTGTTAATAATCCCAATGTTCTTGTTCCTGTTTGCGAAGCAGTCCCAAAATTATTTACGGCAGTAGCTTCTGTAAGAAAAGGTAAGTCAGCAGTCAATTCACTAATAAAATTTGCTTTAGTTATTTTTTCAAAAGTAGTGCCGTCTGCGTCTAACATTAAAATTTTATCATTAGTATCAAATGTTTCGGCTAGAAAAAATCCACTTGGATTTAGTGATATATTATTACTTGCTAATAGAATTGCCCCTGTAGCAGTTAATGTTGTATCTGTTAAAATAGTAGAAGTAGCAGAAACAGCAGGCATATTTATACTAAACGGCGAACCTGTCGCAGATTTACTAAAAAATGTAATCGTATCAGTATTATTTCCAATTGTAATTAAATCACTTGCTGTAGTATATTCAAAAAATCTATTTTCTTCTAAAAGATTAGCATTTGTAGTTTTTATATTGCTTAATTTACAAACATTAGAATATGCTAATGAAGTTCCACTACCTGTTCCACTACTACTTGTGCTGACTATAAGTTGCCCCGCTGTCCCATATCCAGATAATGTTGATAAACTAAACTCATTTAGGGTGCTTGAACCTAAAAGTATTGGACTTCTTGCTGTATATTGTGTATTAGTATCTATTAAAGTTTTTATAGCTGTTAAAGTAGTTTTTTTTAATGTTGAACTTTGTTGAACGAAAATATTATCAGTTAATGCTAATGTTGCATCCCCTAATGAAGATATATCATAACTAAATGTTGTTCCAGTCAATACTATTGGTGCTGTTCCGTCATATTGTGTATTAGTATCAATTAAACTTTTAATATCTGTAAAAGTAGTTTTTTTCAATACTGAACCTTGTTGAACGAAAATATTATCACTTAATGCTAATGTTGCTGTATCTAGTGGTGATATATCAATAGTAATATTTGTATTATTTAATGTAGTATTTGCTATTATAGGTTCTTCTGCTGTTATAGTAATTAAATTTGGTGTAAATCCAGTTAAATTTCGTGAAGCACCTAAATTCAAACCAGTTAAATTTCTTTGCGAAGTCATAATTATTGTAATATAATAAATAAACTTTAAAAAGTTTAAATCAAACAATTTTTGATATTACTAATCTTTTTGATATTACTTTTTTTTAAAAAGTATTTTTTAAAAAGTATTTTCTAAAAAGTTAAATATAAAATTAAAATATAATTATTATTATATAATGGGACTTTGTGAATGTGATAAAGATATAATTAGATTATGTTTAGATAGTGAAAGTAATACAAGAAGTAATGACGAAACTGGTGTATTTGAATATGATATAAGATTACCAGTAAAAAGAAATAATTATAAAAAATTAGTTTTATATATTGATAATTTCGCTATAAACACAAAAGGTTTAACCAAAGAAGTTTATAGATTACATAGTAATTTTACTGAATATAATTCTTTTAATTCATATGTGGGAGGTAGTAATACTGTTTTATGTAGTGTAGTTTCTAATGCTATTGCTTCGGGAAGAACCACAGATTTTGCCTTATCTTATCAAGGTTCTACTGCCCCAATACAAATTACAAATATTCCCGATATGTTAAAAATAGAAGTCAGGGATATAGATAATAATGGTGTTGATATGACTAACATAAGTAATGTTTGGATATTAAATTTAAGAATTGAAGCATTTTATTAAAATGCTTTTGAAAAAGCAAATGCAAAACATTTTTGATATTACTAATCTTTTTGATATTACTTTTTTTTAAAAAGTAAAGTAATAAATATAAAAATAAAATAGTCATAAATATATATATAGAATGGAAGATACAATTTCAAATATTCATAATAGGGAATATCATGAAGTATTTAATTTTATAGATCCACCAATTACTAAAAGTTTTCAATTAGGTAATAGTTTAAAAGATAGAATACTTTATAATCAAATTGAAGAATTAGAAAAAATAAATAAAACAGAAAAATCAAATCAACTAGATTATGATGAATATCTTGATTTATTACCTAGACTTAATTTTAATATAGGTGATACTAATATGAAATTTATATCTCAAACTTTAATCAAAGATAAAAATTATTATGAAATGTATGAATTACTTTTAAGAACACCCCCATTTAATACTTTACCACCTTTACAATTATATACATATTGTAGAAATATTTGTGGTAAGCCAATTAATCAAAAAGAATTTAATAAAATAAATGCTGATAAGAAAATATTAAAGAAAAATACCGAAAAATACGAAAAAATGAAACCTAGATTTAAAAATATTAAAACTGAAATTAAATTTTAAATTTAAAATTGATTTATTTTTTATTTTAATTAAAGTAATATGACCGACCGTAAAGAATATAAAAAACAATATTATCAAGATAATAAAGAATATAAAAAACAATATTATCAAGATAATAAAGAACATATTAAAAATACTCAACAAATATATCGTGATAATAATAAAGAAGAAATTAACAAAAAGAAAAAAGAATATCGTGATAATAATAAAGAAGAAATTAGTAGAAAAAAAGCAGAAAAAATTACTTGTGAGTGTGGAACTATTATATCCAAACAACGATTAGCAAGACATATAAAAACTGCTAAACATAAATTAATTATGGAAAATATTGAATTAAAAAAACAAATTAATTAAAT